TATTATCAATTACGAGGTAAATGGCGTCCTTGGTTGGACAACAATTACCTTGAGAAGCTAGTCCCGCGAGGGACCAGCGGTCTTGATGGTACCTATCCTCGATTTGTCATGCCTCTACGAGAGCACGATAAACACGTTCACGAAGTTAACAGACTAACATCATGTTCGCAGAAGAACGGTTGGAGGATCATGAAAGATTTTGATCAACTCCTCCCAATTTTCCGCGACAGAGAGAAATACCATAATAACATCCGTAAGATGTGGACTCAGCATGTTGTAAACGAACATACGGATACTTCCGTCTTGGACCCTCTAAAGAAGGCTCATGACGCGATGGGTTTTACCCAAAGTTTCCGTCCTCAAGCTGGAACAGCGAAGACAATGTCTTTGCAATTTCCTGCCTACCCCCCACACGAACCTTTACCGGTAAGAGTGGAGCCGATCGTAGAACCATTGAAGGTTCGGACGATCACGGCTGGTGTAGGCGATACGTTCTGCTTGAAGGGTTTGCAACGAGCTATGTGGTTTGCTCTAGGTGAAGAACCCCAGTTTTGTCTGACTCACGGAACAAAGAATCTGGAAACCGCCATCAAAGAGATATTTCAAAGAAGTACCTCAAAGGATGTGTGGATTTCCGGAGACTATTCCGCCGCAACAGATTCGTTCTCGATAGAGGCCTCAAGGGCCCTTCTAGAAGGAATCTTGGAATCGATTGACCACGAACCTACGAAGAGGTGGGCGATGAAAGAAATTTCACCGCACCTACTACTCTATCCGAAGGATTCAGGTCTCGCTCCTGTGTTGCAAGAGTCAGGTCAACTGATGGGCTCACTCCTATCGTTCCCACTGCTCTGTCTACTCAACGATTGCACCGCTCGATCATGCGGATTGGATCCCCGTAAATATTTAATTAACGGAGATGATATCCTCATGAGAGCCGAAGAACAAGTTTACTTCCAATGGAAAGATCAAGTGGCCGATTTCGGCCTCAAGCTTTCTTTGGGGAAAAACTATATTCATCGTGACTTTGGTACCGTGAACTCCCAATTAATTTTTCAGGGAGAGGTACTAAGCTCAGGTAAGCAAAAAGTTGTTGACAGACGGTCTCACATCTTAGGATCCTGTTTGAGAGATTTGGAAGTGATGTTATCTGATCGACCGGATAAAGAGTTGAAAGAACTTTTCGTTCAAGTCAACCGGAAGAAGCTAGCTAGGACTGTTAGGAACATTCATGTTCCAGTCAGTCATGGCGGGCTCTCCTTTTCCTGGTCGGATATTGATATGAATGAACGGACAATTGCGACTGCACGAATGTGCTATCTCAATGACATGTTCAATCGTATCAAGCCCCAAAAGGGGCACATCGCCGTCCCATATCTTTCAAAC